GATGCGGTTGAGTTTGCAGAGGATGGGGCTGATGTCGGTGAAGAATGACTCGAACCGTAAAAAGGGAAGGGTTCTGGATGAGGCACGACCCAGTCTGGTACCGGCGCAATCTGAATCGGTCATTCCGAAGGCAGGTAAAGCAATACTTCATGAAATACTCGGAAGTCCTGTTGAGAAACCCGCCAAAGAACCGGGGGTGGTACTGGTGAAGCCCACGAAGCAAACTCCTGAAGCGAGGAAAGCGTGGCAGAAAGGTTACGATGCTGGACGCCTGAAGCAGCAGTCGGCAAAGGGGAATCTCTGGCAGAAGAATCACCCCGAAGAATGCGCTGCACGGATGAGGCGTAACAGGGCTTTGTCAGCCGCTGACGGAGAATACGCCGCCGACATCACGCATCAGAGAACACCGATTGATATCGACAGCGACTGCTGCATTATTGCCTCTGACTTCCACGTTCCGTTCCACGATATCGCTCTGTTAGACCTGATGTATCAGGTAGCCGACGAACAGGGTATTAAGACCCTCTGCGTTCCCGGCGACTTCTGGGACTGCGATAATTTCAGCATGTGGACGAGAACCACCGTTACGCAATCCTTCACGCAGGAGAAAGATAACGTCCGTGCGGTTATCCTCGAACTGAAAGAACACTTCGATAAGATTCTCTTCAGCCGGGGGAACCACGAAATGCGATGGATTAACCTGAACAAAGGCATGATGGGCATGGAAGACCTGTTCGGGCTTACACGCATCCATTCGGGCTATAAGGTCACGATGGACGATCACATGCATGTCTTTCAGGAGGGGCAGGCGTGGCGGCTCTGTCACCCCCGCAATTACTCCCAGATTCCACTGTCGGTAGCAAGGGAGTTAGCAATTAAGCACCAGTGCAATATCGCCGCAGGGCATTCGCATGTGATGGCGCAAGGCAGGGATAAGTCAGGCACGTTTACGGTGGCAGACACAGGCGGTTTATATCACCGGGAATCCTTGGATTATCTACGAGATACCACGCGACACCCGATGACGAATGCGGGGTTCTTCGTCCTCGAACATAACAAACTAACCCCGTATACCAAGGATGCCAATGCCGTTTTTCAACCTGATACCCCCAACTGAAAGAATCCCCGAAGTGATGATGCTATTCGGACTTGGGATTCTCTTTGCCTATGTTTTTATAGAACTCCTGATGGGATTCATCAAAGACCACGGGGGATACTGAAATGCCGGGAGATATCGAAGTAATCAACGGTTACGACGAACTGCAAACCTGCACCGTTGAAACCGTAAAGTTCAACTCAACCTTCAAGGCAATCGCCCGCATGATAATCCGCTACCTGCCTCTGGTAAAGGTAGACGAGAAGAAATACGCTCACGGGCTATCGGGAAACGGAAAAGTCATGTATGAGATCCTCTGTGACTACCGTAAAGTGCAGGATTCAAAACGCTGCTTCGGGATGATCTGGAAACCGATGATGATTGCCCTGTTCACGTATTTCTACGATAGCCACTACCGGGAGCCGATGAACTATATCATCTACAAGATGTTCCAGCGACAGCGGGATTTCGTATTCCCTCCGCATCACCTCGACCCCGACTGCTGGTTCAGGGATTCCAGAAAGACCCGCGATGTGAGGGGAATCTTCATGCCCGCTGAAGAAGTTATCAACTTCCACGAAGGAGCAATAATCGTCAGAACGCCAATCCAACCACGCACGTATTGGATAAGCATAAAGGGCAGTAACCGTTTCTTTGCGATTGACAGCAACAGGGTTATCCCAAGCATGGGTGGATGGGTCTACCCGCTCCTGATTGACTACGGCGATGAGAAGGTGGCGTCGGCGAACATGCTGTTCGGTGACTCGGTATGAATGCAGACGAAGCGTACGAACTGATTGCCGATATAGACCTGATTGTGCAGAAATATGGAACTGCATCGTCTGGTAACTGGGGTCACGCCGGGGTAATCGGTCAGTTGGGTGGCTCTGCTCCGTCAGGTGGGCCGTTCAATCAGACTGACATTAAAGTTGGAGGCAGGACATTCGCCATATACCGAAACACAGAGACCACGATAACAACGTCGTCTGATATAATTGCCCACACGCTTCAGACCATTCCGAAACGGGAGATAGAAGCATCTGCCTGCGAAAGAATTGAAGTCTACGATAACCCGGAAGATGTTGTATCACGGTTAAACGATCTAGGGTTTGATGACACTGATTATGCAATGGGTGCGTACGTTCCAGAAACCAGAACGATCTACACGTCGATATATAACCCAGACCTCGAAGAGAACACGAATAGGAACTTTATTCATGAATTTGGACATTCGGTCGTTGGTACCGACGAAGAGCGTGCCGAAGAATTTGTAAAGTCCTATTCCGGTCTTGTTAAAACGTATGATTGGAATGCCGACCCCGCTTCACAGGGAATAGAAAGGGCAACCAAGGGTGGAGCCGGCTCTGGCAACTTCAACCACGAAAGCGTACCGGGGCATCGTGGAGGGTCAGCTCCAGCGACCACGGCAACCGTTTCAGATTATTACGAACCCCCTACAAGCAACCGCGGATTTGTTGACGATTTGGATGCGGATGGTGCAGGTGATGCAACCGAACAGGCAAAAGTCTATGGGATTGAAGGAGAATGGCGGGTTTTTAACTCTGCCAACCAAGACTGGACCCGTGGTGCAAAGCAGGACGCAAAGCAGGAAATCTACGATAGGCTCACGAAAAGCGATGGGGTACGTGAAATGACCCTGTATGAAACATATTCCAGTGATGTTCAGGCAGGCAGAACTGACGGGACGTTTAAAGACTGGCTAGATACCCCGCAGACGTACTACCGTGGTGGTGGGATGAGTTACCCGTTCATGTCGTTTTCATCGTCAGACCGAGTAGCCGCAGACGCATCGAAAACTGATATGCTCCACAGCGTCAGAATGGCCCCGTCACAACTGTTGGGATCTGCAATGACAGGTGGCGGGGAAGTCTACGTCGATAGTGAAGCAATAGAAACTCTTGGTCCCTCATACCAATACAAAGGGTCATCAGATGACGGAAACGAAATCGTTTCCCCATTAACCAACGATGAGATTGACGCCGCTTACAGGGCAGAAGTCGCTGAAAGGGATACCGCCCGGGCAAAATCCAACGCCAGGGTACAGGCACGGTTGGATGGGGCCACGAAAGAGTCTAATGCACTAGACCTTGCCTACGATATAGAACTGATTCTCGCGGCAAGTAAGGCTGCAGTCCCTGAACTGAAGATCGTCAGGAACCTCTCGGCACAGTTACGGAAACTGTTTAAGTCCATCGAAAAAGAAACCCGTAGCAAAGTCCAATCGACAAACACACCGGAAGAAATCGCTCCGATTCTGAAAAAGATACTGGAAAAGAACCGCCCTGCTTTCGTCAGGATCATCCAGAACAAGAGGAAGACGGCTTTCTACGCAGGGATAAAGCACTCGAAACGGATAGCCGCAAAGAAGGCATTACTGAAGAACCCCATTGCAGAGATTCTTATCAGGATGCTGGCGAAGTCTTTCATCGCCTCGAACGATACGATGGACAGGATTACCGGGGATGTAATGAGTACCCTGGCAAAAGGATTCGTGGAAGAGAAAGGCACGTACGACGTCGCACGAATGCTGGAAAAGGTATTCGAAGGAATCAGTCCCGAACGTGCAGACCTGATTGCCCGCACGGAGATCAACGGTGCCCAGAACCAGGGAGCCTTCGAACAGTTCAAAGAAATGGAAGTGGAGTATCAGCAGTGGTGGACGGCTGAAGACGAACGGGTAAGGGACGGCACAAACGGCTCGGCCGACCACGTTGCCATGCACGGACAGATTGTTGCAGTTGGCGACACGTTCAACAATGGGTTGCTCTACCCCGGCGATACCGATGGGGATATAGGCGAGTGGATTAATTGCCGATGCACAACCGTTCCCTACCTTATGCCGTGGGGATTCAAGGCTCCAGACGATATGCAACAGTTCTACGAAGGCGATATCGTCCAAGTAGATTCTGAAAAGTCCGCACAGAAGTACGGTACCGCCGAGTCAGGCAACCATGGACACGCAGGCCGTATTGGCATTAGAGGTGGAAGTGCGCCGGGAGATGGTGGACGGTCATCCCTAAAGATTCCCGGTAACCATAGCAAGATGGACTACAAGACATCCCCGATATTCCAGCGGTTCCTCCAACCGAATTGCAATAGGGTAGACGAGAGGAATCTACTAATCCGTGAGCAATCGAGAAACATGATCGATATGCAGCAGGGAGATCCTGTTTTACACGCGATGCAGGAAGAACAGGGATTCGCAGAATTGCCAAGTAGGGTATCAGATGAACAGTTTGATCAATTGGTAAAAGATAGTCCCTATGGTAGATTATACCGTGGAGAAAAGGATCCAGAATACGTAGACGAATTTAAGAATGGAAAACTGCATACGGGAATTGGAGTTAGTGGCGATGGGACGTATTTCGCAGCAGCAACGGATGAAAGTAACAATCAATTGCCTGGATCCGAGGGGTGGACCCCAGAAATAGCATACGAAGTTGCAAGAGCATTCTCGGGGTTGGACCCAGATAAAGATCGTATCATGGAAACCGTTTTAAAACCGGATGCAAAGGTAGTGAACTTTAAAACCCTGACTGTAGAACACAGGGAACTCGAAGGAAAACTCCTAGATAAAATGGACAACCCAGAATATTATGAACAGGCTCACATGATGGAATATATAATGACTGACCCAGGTCGGTATGCAACGTACATGGGGTACGACGCCATTTATATTGAGGACGAAAGTTTCGTCGTTTTGTTGAACCGTGGGGCGATTTGTATCCCAGAACGGAAATTCCCGGTTCCAGTAAAGGGGAGTACATGATGCAACCAGGGTTGAGTCATAGACTTGCGTTCGCAGTGAACTCCGATTTGTTCATAGAGAAAGGTATTTCTGCACGTTATGACTTTATAGACGCCGTCCGGTTTTGCCAGACCTTCGAAGACATACCGAAACCGCTACAGCAACAGATTATCAAAGCAGAGGCCGCACAGAAGTACGGTACCGCCGAGTCAGGCAACCATGGACACGCAGGCCGTATTGGCATCAGAGGAGGAAGTGCCCCGTCTGATGGATCACAGATTAGCGATATGGTTTCTGCACATGCAGGAATAACCTCGTCTATCGAAAAGGATATTGATGCTGCACGGAATGGAATTAGAACTGATGCACTTGCCTATGCTGATGAGAAGGGATTCGGGGAAGAACTCCGGCACTGGTCTGGGTGGATAGACGGACAGGAAGAATGGAAGAAATACAACGAAGTTCCCGAACCATGGATGAAGAAAGACCGGCCTGAATGGATACCGAAGGATGTAAACCAGAGGATGTTCGTTGGAACAAGACTGACCAGCTATTACGAACAGGAAAGTGGGCATGGTAACACACTGCCAACAGAATACTTCAAAAAAGCACTGGATGGAGAACTGGGAGAGAAACACCAGGAAGCCGCAACGTACATAAAGGATCTATCGAAGGAGGTATTCGAAAAGACCAATGGGAAAGAGGCTACGATGTTCCGTGCCGGATCTGCACACGGTGGAATGTTATCCGTATCAGAATCAAAGGGTGGAGCCTTTAGTGCAACGGCTAATGTTAATACAGGAGCAGAGATTAAACCGACCATCGTAACGTCTGATGAAGTAATGTTCTCATGGAGAACGATTGCGTCTCCGTATGGGTCAATGGAACGGGAAGTTGTAATTGACAAGTCGTATGCAAAGAAGGGTGGCGCAGGATCTGGAAACTTCAACCATGAAAGCGTACCGGGGCATCGCGGTGGATCGGCACCAAGTGGTGGTGGAGTTGGGATAGACCAGAAAGTGAAAGACTCTATGGGGTGGGCGTGGACAGATGGTAGAGGGCGCGAAATCGCATATCAGACCGAGATTGATAAAAACCTATCTGGACTGGCACATACCACGGCGTTGATGGTGCAACACAATGCAGACATCCGCGAATGGTTCACGGGAGGAACTTATGGTAATACCCAGAGTTTCCTGCGGGATCCAACTTATATTGCTCGTACAGGAGATTGGAAAAACGGGGCGTTTAATGCAACTATTGCAAGTATAGATGGTGGATTCGATAACGTTGAGGCACTTCCAGAGGGGGTCGATTTGTATAGAGGCGTCGGACCAGAACATGGACGGATTGTTGCAGCAATGGATATTGGAGATACCTGTACAGATATGGGATATGCAGCGACCTCGTTGGATCCGACCATTGCCAAGGCTTTTAGTATTAACTGGGCCGAAAAGAAAGGCGACCCACCGTCGAAAGAATCCGAGAGAACTATTATAAGAGTCCTCACAGACGGCAAGATTAAAGGAATGTATTACAACGGAGGAGCAATGACGGAAGTCCTCCTACCAAGAGGAACGACGATGAAAGTTATTGGAAAAGAAGTCGTATCGGCAAAGGCATGGACTGGGATAACCACGAACACCCATTTCATAACGATGATCCCGGTGAGCAAATGACGACAGACGCAAAGTTTACTGGCGAATACGTGATGGGTGGCAACCAACCGTTCACCGATGAAGAGAAACGCCTGATCGCCCGTATAACCAAGTCAGCCAAGAAAGGTGGAGCCGGCTCTGGAAACTTCAACCACGAAAGTGTAATCGGTCATCGCGGTGGCTCTGCACCCAGTATCGCGTCGCAGATTCCTTCCATTGGGGAAATTAAATCTTCGTCGGAGGGAGTAAAGAAACAGGAAGTAAAAGATTACCTGAAGTCGAAGGGGTATTCGGATAAGTCTGTAAATGATGTAGAACACGCATTTACGCAACATAGTCACGACCAGAGCAACCAGATAGCAGGCGACAAAAATTTAACGGAATATTGGAACGACCCCGACAGCGAACAGGGGCAAGTCCTCCGTGAGTATGCACAGATAGAACAGGCAGTAATCGAAAAACAGCAGGAGATTTGGGATAAAGACGCAAAGTCCGTCGTTGCATCCCTTAACGAGATTGCCCCCGATAAAATGAACATGGATACCGACAGGGAACTGGTTTCCAGAGGGATGCAGTTATCGAGTGTAGAAGACTGGTATTACAACCCGATTACCGAACCGGAAGAATATGCATTTTACTGGCAGGGTAAGTATGACGACGCCGTAGATAAGGTAAACAATGGACTTACCCTGTATCGGGCATCACCAGACTCAAAACCCTACAACGATTCTCTGTCACCAAAGGATCTGCAACGGGACGTCCTATCGTTCACGACCTTTGAACGAGGAGCAGAAACGTCGGCTATCACAAACCCAGGTGAACGACTCTACCCAAATACCTACATGCCGGTAAAGGATCTGCCAGGGAAAGGATACACGGTTCTAAGTGGTATTGGCGTGTTCCGAGGGTATTCCGCAGAGTCAGAAGTTATCGTCATTAAGACGGGGCCGGTAACCAAGGGCAATGCAAACTCTGGGAACCACGGGCATGCAGGACGCCTTGGAATCCGTGGCGGGTCAGCCCCGGGTGATGGTGGAATACCTGCAACACCGGGAAACCACGAAAAGATGGACTACAAGACATCCCCGATAATCCAACGGCTGATCCATTCTGAAAATGGAGTACGGAATGAACGACGACGCCTGTTTGAAGAATACCACCTGGATAGAAGGGAAGATGCAGTTCTGGCAGTGGTTGTAAAAGAACGGGGATTCGATGCACACCCGTCTGTTTTACCAGATGAAGACTTTGACAAACTGGTAGAAGAAAGTCCCTATGGCATTATGTACCGTGGGGTAAACGATGGGTGGGGTGTACATTACACCCCAGGTGAAGCAATCCCATCGGAAGGTAACATCCCCGGGACCGAGTACATCGACCAGTTCAGAAATGGAAATTACTTTGCAGGGTCGGGACTATCTGGAAATGGTACGTATTTTGCAGCAAACCCGAAGGAAGACGTTGCAACCGTCCCAAACACCCCGGGTATAGCATATCGCACGGCATTTGCATTTGGGGGGAAAAACGATAATAACGTAATGGAAGCGGTCTTGAAACCAGATTCCCGGGTAATCAAGGATCGGGATCTACGGGATTTACATACAGCGTTTGACGCCAAGATAGACCTTACTGAACGAGAAGGGAGAAGTCAGTCAACCGCCCAGACCATATCAGGATCCAGTGCTCGCCAAGCCGCATATTATAATATTCGGGAGGGGGTGCAGGACGATGGGGTTTTCGCTGCCTACATGGGGTACGATGCAATCCATGTAACGGGGAGTGAGTATGTGGTAGTTCTTAACCGTGGAGCCTTATGTATCCCAGAACGAACGATAGTGAAAACACCCACTGGCTACGGAGGAGGAAAGTAAATGGAACCAGAGTTGAGTAGAAGACTTGCTAATGTAGTGAACTCCCGTACGTTCTCGGAAAAGACCCTGGAAGAACGATACGCATTTGTGGACGCAGTTCAATTTTGCCAGACCTTTGACGACATCCCGAAAACGCTACAGCAACAGATTATCAATGCAGAAGCGTCCACGATGAAGGGCGGAGCAGGATCTGGGAACCACGGGCACGAAAGTGTACCGGGACATCTGGGTGGAAGTGCGCCCGGGGATGGAACCGGCTCTGCATTCAACCGACAGGAATGGATGGCGAAAGACCCTGGCACACGCCGTGAAGAGTGGTCAAAGTTATCAGTTTCAGAACGGGACCGGATGGCGAATGCAAAGGAGTCCGTTGTTGCCAGAAGGGATGTACTGCTCAAAGACGCCAAAGCATGGGAAAACACAGGCGATATCCGTGCAGACGTTGAGTCCCGTATCTGGTCGGTAAGTGAAGATAACCTCACACCCCGGTCGGCAGAGATGGTAGATCGGGTCGCTACGAACTACGAGGAATCGCTGCGTGGAACGGGAATGTCGGAAGATCAAGTCCGTGCCCTCACCGTTGACGCTACCGATACCCTGCTTGCACAGGAGATGGAAGCACAGACCAGACAGTTGGGAGATCACGGGATTCACCATATCAGTGGGAACATTGACCGCTCGATGGAGATGGAGCTGAAGAACCCGAACGAAGACCTGACTCCGGAGAAGGCAGCAGAGATTTACATCGCCCAGATATACCACGATACTGGCTACATGACTGACCCGTCAATGTCAGGGCTGGACGAAGGGCATCCGAGATGGTCACAGCAGAACTTCGATGAGAACGCCCGCCCGATGGTAGAAGCCGCATTAGGAAAGGACGCCGGCAGGGAAATCTCCAACAACATCAGGACGCACGATGCAACGAGTATCGACTGGGTAGAAGACCCGTCTGGTTCTGCAATCCGTGTAGCCGATAACACCGCCCTGTTCGCCGCCGATAAGTTACCCCCGATGTTCAGGAACGTATCAGATAACATCGACGTCCTTGAATCGTTCCATGCAAAGGAGATCACCCTTGCCGACGCCAAGTCCCAGATGAAGGACAACATCGCCTCTGCAAACCTACCGAAGGGTGTTGCCGAACGGTACAACCAAGCGGTAGACGAAGTATCACCCGTTACGGGTAAGTTTACACTCGGGATGCTCGGCGGGACGATTGATTCGATTGACTGGAACAACGACCACTTCGATATCGCACTGACAGAGAACAAGGAGAACACCAGACTGCAGAAGGTATTAGACCTGGGCCAGCGGCAGTTCGGCAAGTTCGCAGAAACCTACGGGTCTACGCCGGAACAGTTCAGCACCGACAAGACGTTTACGTTCAGGGATGGGACGGGGAAGATCCTCCTATCTGGTGCAATGAAGGCGGCATTCAAGAAGTGGATGTCTACTATGAAGGGGGGCGAAGGTTCAGGCAACTTCAACCACGAAAGCGTACAGGGGCACCTCGGCGGGTCTGCCCCGAGTGGTGGAAATCTTAACGTGAACCGATTTGGTAGCGACTGGAAAACTGTAACCCCAAGTGGTTATAGGGAACTGTCCCTCCAGATTAGAAAATCTAGTTGGTTGTCACCAAACGATAAGAAAACCGCCCTTGAAATAGCAAATGGTACCGATGGAAAACACGTTGGGGTAAGTAGTAGTACGTTTGGGCCAAGGGATGGGAAACTGAACGGGGTGTTCCTATATTCCGTTGAAGATGGGGTTGTAACAGTTGACCAAATAGCGACCGCCCATGGTGGCAAGTATGACATGAATTGGAATTTAAAGGAGGTTCTCAATGAAGAACTCGGAGATAAGACCCCGCGTGAAAAAGACCCAGTTGAGACCCAAGAAAAACAAAGTGTGGTTCCAGAAACCCCAGACGAAAAAGAAACCACAGACGTTGTCAACCGGGGAGATATTGCCCTTGAGAAGATAAAAGAATGGGAGGACAAGACTAGCGAATTGAAAGCCAACGGTAATAGAATATGCAAATCCTTGGATGCATCCCACAACCAAATAGCGGAATTAATGGGTGAGCGTGATGCAAAATATACCACCGTTGAAGAAAAGCGGGCGTCGCCAGAACAAGCCCGTCTTAATGAACTCCATGCAGAACAGTCCAAACTACTCGCTGAAATTAACCCAGCACTCAAACAGAACAACGACGCGATACACGCACTGAAGACCGAAGTAATAGAAAGTCTTTACATAAACCCACCTGGGACAAGTTCGCTCACGGTTAGTGGAGATTCTAGTAAAACAAAATCTGTTAAAACGGCAAATGAATTTATCGGAAGGATGGTATCAACGGACTTGCAGGGACAGACAGATGTATCCATAGACAGAGAGGAAAAGGGTTATAGAGCCAGCGCATCCGTAAATGGAGATGTGATAAAGATTGCACCAAATGATGGACCCGACGTAGTGGTTCACGAACTTGGACATGCAATAGAGAGTCAGGCAACCGGTGTCCAGCAAGCAGCCATTGATTTTAGAAATAGCCGTACGGTTGGAGAGAAACCCGTAACGCTGAAATCCATATACCCGTCGAGGGGCTATGACTCCAGCGAAGTCACCCTTAAAGACAACTTCAAGGAAGCCTATGCTGGCAGGGTGTATACGGGTCAGAAGAACACGGAGATCATCAGTATGGGGTTGGAGTCGTTATACAGAGACCCCATTAAGTTTGCCAAAGACGACCCAGAATACTTCAAGTTTATTATCAATGCCGTGCAGGGCGGAAAGAAATGACAAAAATTTTACTGACGAACGGAGGACTCACCGCGACCGTGGAAAACGGCATCTGGGTCTGCGACGACAAGACGATTGAGAGCATGATGAACACCCTGTATTGTGCAGACCAGATAGACGGCTACACGCCAGACCTGACGGGCGAACTGGCACACATGGCAACCGAAGACGGCTGGTTGGTTGAGAAGGTACTGGTCCCGCCGCCTCCGTTCGACCCCAACGTGATTTACTGATTCGACAATCGACGGTCTTTAAATACCAAAAATCCAACCCCAATTTGGGTTTCTTTTATTTTAAAGGTCAATCCTTTAGATTCAGGCGAAACCGGACTGTAAAACCGAGGCTTTCAACGAACATACAGGGCCTATCGACCTCGAATACATACTATCTACCCACCGTAACCAAGAGTAATCTATAGTTTATATGGAAAACCATTGATTTTCCATCGACCAGTCGTTCTTTTTTCGTTCATGGTAGTAATGGTCAATATCGACACTGCCGAACTGTCCCGTCTTCGCCGTCTGTAGAATTTTTTGAACTACTGTAGAATCGTAATAGATATCGCTATACTGGCACGGTTGTAACGGAATTGACTATAGAGGTCTGTAGAATCCTTTGACGTATGGTATCTTCTCACGCATCCAGATATATTGCTCCAGTTGTAACGGACTCGTACCCGATGGAATGTAGACCTACGGAATTACCAATAGGCTAGAGCGTGGAACCCGTATATGGTTACAGTCGTGGTAAGGATTCCTCCAGAGGAATGTAGAACTTAGTACCAAACGATAGTCCCTATACCAGACTTGCTGTATTGGCACGATTGTAACGGGTCCCGCACTATTGGATTACAGATAATTTTAAAACAACGGATACTCCGTCGTTGCCACTATATCTGACCCATTGCCAGGGACTCGTATCCAGAAGTCTGTAGTTTATCCTAAAAACTATTGGCACTACCACGAACTGGCTATACCAGATCGGTTGTAACAGCATCACCGCTAGTAGTCTGTAGAACCGTTGGATTTTCAATAGTTCTAGCCATGAACGTGCTATATTGGCACAGTGGCAATGTTATCACCACTAGTAGTCTACCGTGGGGGTGGAACCTTGGCTGATAGCACAGAACTGACTGGATATATCGTCATGAAAAACGATGAGCAGCAAATTGCGTATGCTGCCGTACTCGTCCCTGGAGAGCCGGACGGGGATTTTGCCCGAGGTGAAAAATTACTCACCGAGAAAGAGATCGAACGTGTGGCTCACAAGTGGATGATGTCTTATCGTAATGTTGACATCCAGCACACGCTCAAGAACGTCGCTTCCCCGGTGGAGAGTTACATCCTGCCCGAACGTAGGGTCGTAACCGTAAAGGGCAAGCAGGTCATTCTCCCGAGGGGCTCCTGGGTCATGGCGTCCAAGGTTAACGACGCTATTACATGGGCAGGGGTGAAGTCCGGAGCACTCACGGGTTACAGCGTAATGGGAGTTGCTGGCACCAGTGCGAAGGCTCTCAAGTCAGCGGGAAATGCTGCTTACAAGAGGACTCTCATTGCCGACCTTGGTGAAGACTGGTATGCTCCGTTCGTCAGTTTCGTTGATGAACCCTGCGTCCCGAAAGCCAAGTTCTTCGCATTGAAGGCTGCGAAACAAGGGGATATAGACCTTGACGTTCCGGAAGTAATTGTCCCTGCCGAGAAAGCCGGAAGATCCTTTTCTGAAGATACATTTTCCGTTCTCCGTGGAATGTATGACTCGCTGAAGGGACTGATCACCAGGGCGGAATCAGAACGAATTACCCTAGATTCCCCGGTACCTGTTGCAGAACAGAATACTATCACCCTAACGGCTGAAGAAGTCCTCTACGACAACAAGGTTCCCGAAGTAGACATCCTTACTGACATCTCGTTTGACGAATACCAGATCGTTGGAAAGGCAGACGAAGATGAACGCCTGGATGTAATCGGTCAGATCGCCCTGGAACAGTTCTACGCCGTACAGAAAGGTGGCGAAGGGTCTGGTGTTCGTGGTCACACTACCGACCGATCTGGCAGCGGCAGTATCCCTAGTTTGAACCCGAAGTTGGTTAAAGATGGATATTCTGAAACCCAATCCAAAGCAGCACAAGCACAGGGCATCAAGCGTGGAGATATTGTAACTGGCCATGGTGACTACCAGGGACTCAAAGATGGAGAGAATTCATTTGCCAAAATAACAGGGCCAGTTGTTGGATTTGGACGTTACGATTGGGTAGCGATTGATGTTGACGGGACCCAGTATATCAACTCTATTAACAGTCTTAAACTGGACCTAACCCCGGAGTATAAAGCGGAAATGTCTAGACAGATGGACCACCCCTCTCTCCGCCTAGACCCGGTTGAAACCCATTACAACAAGTTCGCCCAAGCTTGGGAGCGTGAACTGCGCGGAAAGAAATCATCAGAATCAACGGTCGATGAACGCCTGGATGTAATCGGTCAGATCACCCTGGAACAGTTCTACGCCGTACAGAAAGGTGGACCGGGATCTGGTAAGACGGGTCATGTGACCCCCGCTATTGTAGCCGCCCAAGCCGCAGCACAGGCAAGACTGGCAGCAGGTAGACAATTAGCCCTCGTTAACGCGGCTGCAGCACAGGCAAAGAACAACGCCGCAAGACAGGCAGTTCCGGTATCCAAACCTGCACCATTATCAAAGGCTCCTGCAACAACCGCTAAACCCACCACGGCTACGCCTGCAAAGCCTGCAACAACCGCTCCCGCTAAACCGGCACCCGCTAAACCAAAGGACTTCGGAGCACAGGCATTGCAGGAAGCAAAAGATGCAGAAGACCGGAAACGGAAGGCGGCTGCACAGTTTTTGGGAAAGCCCGCTGCAAAGCCTGCAAAACCTACGCCAAAGGAAATCTACCAGAAAGTAGCGAATGCAGGGAAGAAATCATCAGAATCAACGGTCGATGAAGCAGTGGATACTGCCGAGGCACTGACTTCTGAGAAGGAGATTGAAAACATGACACCCGAAGAACTGAAAACCGTAATTGAAACTGCGGTGAAGTCTGCTATTGACCCTCTTACCGAGAGGCTTGATGCACTTGATCAGACAGTCAGTGCAAAGGCAGAAATGGCTGACGTAACAGCCAAAGAAGACGCATTGACCACTGAAATTGCAACGCTGAAGTCAGCGATTGAAACCACCAAGTCCGATATCACTGCCGCAAAGTCGGAAGTTGTCGAACAGGTGACCAAGTCAATCGAGAACCTTGCAGGGAAACCCGCAAGCAAGGCGATTCAGATTGCAGACATTATCAAACCGACCCCGACGAAGACTGCCGATGCAGACCGCGATGACTTCGGCCGGAAGATCAGGAAGGCATAGACCATGACCGACGACCTTTTAACTAACCTTGACGCCGCCCTGAAGGGCATTGTCACCCCGACCACGATGGGCACATCCGTTCTCCAGCCGGAGAAGTATGATGCGTTCATTCGCACCCTCCAGATTCAGACGACCATCCTCAAAGAGGCACGGTTCAAGAAGATGGACAACCCGATTGTCGATATCGACCGTATCAGCTTCTCCGGACGTATCCTCACTGGTGGCGGTGCACTCGCATCCCAGGCACAGTCAGCAGCCCAGAACCACACCAGCCTCGGATACTACGACAACACGTTAAGCGACTCGAACTACGTCGCTCCGACCACCGTCACCAACAAGCTCGTTGCCCGTGAGTTACAGGCAATCTGCGGTCTTCGTGATGCAACCCTCCGCCGGAACATGGAGAAGGGTAACTTCGAGCAGACGCTCATTGACCTCTTTGGAGAAGCCGCAGGGCGTGACCTTGAAGAGTGGGCACTGTTCTCCAATATGTCGCTCTACCCGTCTGCAAACTTCCCATTCCTCGCTCTCACCAACGGGTGGCTCAAGAACGCAGGAAACAAGATTTACGGAACCAAGGGTGCAGACACAGGAGCAGGCATCTCCACAACCGTCAAGTCCAGCAACGACGTTTCCGCAGGTGCGTATACAATCGTCACCACCGCAGACCCGTCAGCACTCACCGCAGGACAGTTCGTCCGTATCGGCACCGCCGGATCAGCAACTGAAGAGTTCATGACCGTTGCATCTTCCGCAACCTCGGGAACCTCGATCACGTTCACGACCCCGTGCCAGTATGCTCACGCATCACCCGCACCCGTTGTCCAGATCGACGCAATCCCTGACTTCAACAAGAACGCCAGCAACTGGGTTGACACGATGCTCAACGAGATGCTCGGTGCACTTCCGAAGCAGTACTTACAGAACACCAAGCAGTGGAGGTTCTACGTTAACTGGGAAGTCTACGATGGATACCGGGACATCCTCCGTGCACGGAACACCGTCCTTGGTGACTCTGCAACAACTGGCGACGCACCGCTATACTTCAAGGGCATTCCCGTCGTCTACGTGTCCATGCTCGAACGCACGGCTGCATTCAACGGAACAAGCCACACGTACGGACGTTGTGCAATCCTCGCCAACCCCGACAACATGGTGTGGGGAGTCTTCCACGATGTGACCATCGAACCACAGCGGTTTGCAGCAGACAGGCGCACCGACTTCGTTCTGACCTTCGAGGGCGATTGCAACTACGAAGACGAGAATGGAGCAGTTGTCGCATACATTGATGTCCCAGCAGTATAGGCAGGGACCACCAATGAATTTTATTTGTGAGGTTGAGAACACAGGGCTTTCGCCAGTAGACCGTGGCTGGATCGCATTCCCACCGCAGTCTAAACGTACCGTCCTGGTTCCAGACTATAACATGAAGGCTCTGAAGTCCGCTTCCGCCTTGAAGATCAAGATATTATCAATCGACCAGCCTCCGCAAGCCCCGGTCACCCCTACGCCGGTTGTGCAGAAGGCAGTACCGATTCCAGAACGCCGACCCGTATTCAAACCGGAACCCGTTGTTGAAGCCGTGGTTGTAACAGAACCTGTCGAAGAAATCGACACGTCGTCAGAACCTGTCGAAGAAACGTCAGAAAATCGACAGGTCGGTGGAAGGAAGAAATCCCGTAGGTAAATCTCATGGCAGACCCTTTGTTCTACAGCTCGGCAGCAGATGTCATCGCGATGACGGGCATTAAACCCGCAGACCTTGGTATCGTTGCTGATGCCGCAGGAACCGGGGCCAAGACTGCCCAGGAGAAACTGGTCGTCCTCCTCGAAGGGTGGCTTACCGAAGCAAAAGACCTGATTGATAACGACCGGGGTAGGGATTACAGTGCCAACAGTGCCGTAGTTCCTCCAGGGATCGGGATGATTGCCCGTCGTATCGTTGCAAACATGGTAGCCTTCGCAGTAATGCGTAGGGATACCCCAATCGTCAGGATCGGGGAGTTTGCAATCCAGATGAGCAACGATACATTCCTCACCCCGGCAATTCAGAAAGACCTTCAGAGATACCCACGATTATCAACCGTCAGCCTATGTCCGGTTGTTACATCAGCCGCACTAGCGTTGGCAGAAGCGATTGCTGAAAACGACTCTAGTGTGGGGATACTTTGAATGCCCCAGTATGAATTTACTATTTTTACGAAAGAGCAGGTCGAGCAGATACTTGAGAAGCCTGCTGAAGCACAACGGCGGGTTGTTAAGTACACTGCCCAGGAACTGATGGGAAACCTCAAGAAAGAGGCACCCGTTGATACGGGGAAACTCCAGGGTTCGTTCTTTATGTTCCAGCAGGGGTCAGAGGAGTTCGACTGGTACATCGGCTCGAGTGCAGATTACGCACTGTCAGTAAACGATGGGGCACCGCCGGGAGATTACGACTACGGTCCTATCGCTGCCTGGGCAGAACGGCATGGTCTTAATCCTGGTGGGGTATTTCACAACATCTGTGCGTATGGAACGGCACCGAACGAGTATATCGACCGGGGTATCGTATCCACCCGTGGACGAGTTGAAGAGTTCTTCCAACGGGCTTGTGCGGAAGCAATGGGAGGATCGTAATGGAACAGGTAACTTTAGACTCTGCATTCGAGCAGATTTTCGACGCGGTTGTCGCCCGGGTAAATGCGGAATGCAGGGTCGGTGGAAAACTCGCTGACGTTACAACCGTTATCGGTGGTGACAGGACGAGGAAGCCCAAAGACCTGCCGATGATTCAGGTTTCACCTGACCTTGCAACCCCGAACGCCACATCCGTTTCACTAGCTGAAGAGTGGACATTACCGATAGGTCTTGTCGCTTATATCAAGGACGTGAACGACACGGAAATCGGGTTCAAGGAAGCGCGGAAACTCGCTGCAAAGGCGCGGTCTTCTGTTCTTTCTAAATGGTCTGTCAGTCAGGGAAAATATATCCCCAGCAGGCACCTCGACCTCGACTTCGTTTCGGATACCCGCAGTGGGGCGTTCGGGCTGACAGGGAAGGTAAAAGAAGATGGGTCGATATTTGCATCGGTAGCCTTTGTGAATGTCAGATTCATGACAAGGGAGTAAAAGATTATGGCAACGATTCGGTATTTCGGATTCGGAAGAGAAGCCACGTACGGCACGGGTGTTAACGCACTCATGCACGTAGACATGGCTTCGTCTTCGATGGACAGCCCTGCGAACACAGAGATGATTTTCAAAGGTGGACTCGGACGTTCTCCAACTATCAGACGCCCGGGGCCATACGAACCGTCCGGTGGTGTGAACTTCGCAGGAGAGATCACAACGCTTGGGTGGATGGCACTTGCCGCACTCGGCGGATACGTCTACACGGTTGGAAGCGGCGACAGGTCTGCATCAAACGCCAACGATGTATTCGGTGGGTATTCGACCACAATCAAGGCAGCGAACGCCTCTATTGTTGGCGCAACATCCGTTGTCCTCACGACGCTTGCATCAACGTCCTTCCCGTCTGGAACGTACATCCGTATCGGGACTCCGAACGGCTCTGATACTGAATACAGGACTGTTGCAACATCCACGTCAGGCACGACAACGCTCACCTTCACCGGGGCATTGGAGTTCGGTCACGCGGCGTTAACGCCTGTAGTCCAGATTGATAAGATTCCGACTGTGAACGCAACAAACCTGCACGAACTATACGGGAGCACGGAAAACTCGCTGCCGTCGTATACGTTCAGGATTGGTAAAGATATCTTCGAGCATGTGTTCGAGGGGTCGCAACTGAAGTCCTTCGGTCTGAAGTTAGCCAACGGTTTCCTCGACTGCTCGCTTGGAGTTGTTGCCCAGAAGGATAGTTCTGCAACGATTCAGGCGGTTGAAGCCCTGTTACTGCCAACCGCATACCCGTTCTCATTCCCTGACGCTGTAGTAGCGATCAACGGTGTGGATAAGTCTGCACTTGTAAAGGGGTTCAGTATCGACGTATCCAACGCTCTTACCACCAAGATGGGTGTAGGGTCGAGGTTCGGCCGTGGTACCGTTGCAGGTGACAGGAATGTGACCTTCTCGCTTGACGTCTACTTCGAGTCGATGGAGATGATTGAGGCAGTATGGGGTTCAGCTCACGCACCGACAATCGACGGTTCAACAGAGGCGTCGTTCACCATCGACCTGAATGCAGGACAGTATGGTAACATCAACATCCAGATCCCAAGGGGTCTGCTTACCGGGGTTAAAACCCAGTCGTCTGGTAAGGATATCATCGTCCAGAACATCTCGGGAACGGCGATGCTCAAGCAGGGCGTTGTCCTTAACAGCACATCCGCCGTTGCAACCGATATCCTCGTAACGATCAGCAACCTCGAAGATGAGATGACTGCCGTATGAGCGCAAAGAAGATGCCAGCCATCACAAAGGAGAATCTCCTGCGTGGTAGGAATGCAGTAAAGTCTGTAATGTTTGAAGAGCTGGGTGGGGAACTACCCCTCCGCTCTTTAACGTCAGGACAGTGGGCGGAGATCCAAGCCCTGTCGTACAATGCGATTAAGATTGATACCGATATGGGCAGAGCCTATGCGAATGGTGGACAGCCTGTTGTATCGTTCGACATTGCAGAATCAGCCAAAGCAGATTTCGAGGCTGAAGTAATGACCTGCCGTTACGGTATCGCCTTCGACGAACAGATGTCCATCGAAGAAGTCCGTGATATGCAGCCAGCTGGAATTGTATCCATCGTCGCAAAGGAGATCCGCATTATATCGGGGGTGAAGAAAGAAGACGTTACCGCCGCAGTGAACACCTTTCGTAAGAAGTGAAGACGGCGATGAAGTTGCCAGTCTTTGCCTAATGGGGTATCGGTTTGCAGATTATCAATCCGATCTCACTCCCATTCAGATAGAATTCCTCCTACAAGTCCATAAACGGGAATTGACGCGCCATGACGGAACTACTTGAAATCATTGTAAAACTCACCGACGAGGCATCGTCTGGGTTTAAAGCCATAAGTGAGGCCGGGGGATCGGCGGCAACATCTCTCGCTAGTAAGTGGAAAGAGATCACCGTCGCCGGAGCTGCGGCTGGCGCATCCCTTGAACTGATGGCACGTCAACAAGCCCCGTTAACAGAATCAACCCGCAAACTTGCCGAAACGTATGGTATGTCTGAAGAAGCCATGCGAAGTTATGCAATCTCTATAGCCGGATCTACCGATGGAGTCGGAGAGATGGTAGAGGTCATGATGAAAGGCCGGCAGGCGGGGGTCGATAGTGCGGAAGGTCTTAAAACTTATACCCAGTTCTGGGATATGGTTGGCGATGCAACCCATGAAAACACCGTATCCCTCGCTGAAGCGGGAGTGGCTCTAAGAACGGTAGGAATCACTGCGGGGCATGAGTCTGAAGCCCTTGGAGCATTTGGGTTCGTAACCCGTAATACAACCCTTTCTGTTGGAGAGTTTTTGACGTTCCTTAACAGGGCAGGGCCGAATATGACAAAGCTCGGACTCACCGTAGACGATGCTGCAGCATCTCTGGGGGTCTTCGCGGAACGGGGTATTAAAGGCCGACCTGCAATGGCGGCGTTCAACAGAGCAATGTCGGAAGCAATTGAAACAGGGAAACCGCTATCAGAATGCCTCGGTGTAACTGCCGAAAAGTTCGACGCTCTCAAGGCAAAGGTCGAGGAAAGTTCGGGGTCGATGGAGAAAAATGCGGCAATGCACGATTCCATGATCACCCCCCTGGAGAAACTCCAGAACATCCTTGGGCAAGTCACGTATAAATTCGCAGGGACGATTGCCCAGTTAGCCCAGTTCGCTCCGGCGTTGTTAGCAGTAGGGCCGGCACTGAAGGGGTTCGATATGTTGCGTGGGGTCGCCGGAACACTCGCGACAGACTTCAGCAGATTATCGCTGGTTTTGTCAGGCACGGCGTCGGCGGTACCCGGGCTGACAACAGGGATAACCGGGATGATACCGGGATTCGCAGGTGCATCCGCAGGGGCAACCGCAATGGGCTCTGCAATATGGTTAGCACTTCTCCCACTATTACCAATCATCGCCGCAGTCGCAGCCGCAGTAATCCTGCTCTACGCGGCATGGACGGTTAACCTTGGAGGGATACAGGAGAAAGTCGGCTCTGTTTCAAAAGCAATGACCACTGCGTTCACCGCCCTTACTGATGTGATGAAGCAGGTCGTCGAGTCCGCAGGTGGGGTATGGGAATCCTTCCTCACTGGGATGGACAGCCTCGACGGAGTTAATGCAAAGACCGCTGGTGCAACGAAAGAGGTAGACGGGTTTACGAATGCGATGGAAAGAGCCGGAGCCCAAAGTCAGGCACTTGGAGCAGGACTTGAGTTAATGGTCGCGTATCTTGGGCGTTTAGCCGAAGGGGGCATCACCACGGGGTTCAAGGCAATTACAGACCACCTCAAAAAATCAGGTGAGTATGTAGATTGGTTAGCGTCTAAACTGGGTCTGTTAAAACCTTTGTTTGACGGGGTTACGGCGGCAGTGAAGCCCCTATCGGATGCATTTGCAAACCTCAAGTTCCCAGATATCGGAAAACTCGCTGACATTCCCTCGCTCGAAAAAGCCACATTAATTATGAAGGCGTATGCGTCCTCGATTGCAGAGGGTGGCACAAACGCCGAGATTGTTGCCAGAGCACAAGCATCACTGAAAGGGGCGTTCGATCCTACCACGGGTGCAATTACAGCGCAGGGACAGGCGTTAAAGGATCTGGGTACCGCAGGGGCGGGCAGTGCAGAGTTAACCGAAGCAGAAGAGGCAAGGAAGACCGCTGCATACGAAAAGACCATCGAAACGCTGAAGGGGTATTCCCCAGCATACGCTGATATTAAAGTCGCGGTTGAGGGCAATGAAGCCGCCCTTGACGCCTTCCAAGCAGCACATGATAAACTGACAGATGCAAAGTCCAAGGTTGACGCACTGAAGACTGCCTACGACGAACTGAACGGCGTGATTGACGAGTTCCGTGGACTTGAAGACGACATGGAAACGACCACGCTGAAGTTGTCAATTGCACAGGATAAGGCGGCTGATGCGGTCGTCGCGTATAAGGCAGCGGTCCAGAAGTTCGGCGCAACGTCGAGGGAGGCACGTACCGCGCAACTGGCAATGATTGAAGCCCAGCAGAGTTACGACAATACGCTCCACAAGTCGAAGGAAACCATCGAGCAGTATGCAATCGCTCAAGAGAAACTAACGGGACTTGCAGAGAAGTATGGGATATCCACCGACCAGACCAGCGATAAGATTATTGCGGCTCTCGAAAAGCAACGTGGGTCAATGAACGAAACCGAAGTTGCCCTGTTAGACAGCCTGCAAAAGCAGACCCAAGCCACAGACGCCAACGCCGCCAACGTCGTTACGAAAACAGGGGATATCAAAACTGCGTATAAGGACACCGGCACCGCCGCAGGACAGTTGGCAACCGATACCGATGGTGCAACAACAAAAATGACTGGGTCGTTAAAAAAATTGTTGGATGATGGGACGGGGTATTTCAACGCCTTGAAAGCCAATTTTAAAGATTTGGCCTCTCTGTTGAATACCCCGATAACCCCGACAATCAATGGGAACAGAGTTGTATATGACGAGAATGGTAGAGAAATAACAGGACAGACCGGGACAGGGACAGGGACAGGGACTTCCGGTCCCCCAGCGAAAACGCAATATACTGTAGGGTCATCGGATTACTACCTAAAAGTCTATAATCCAGACGGATCACGAAATCCCGGGTATGATGGGAAAGTCACCGGGATGAATGACGGGAAACCCGTGTATTCCGGGGCAGATCCCGATTCTCCCTCTACAACTTATGACGATTGGGACTCAAACAGTGTTTCATCTCATGAAAACGCCGACCAAGAAACCACCCAGATGGCTGAAAATAATCAGACGGTAAATGACGCATATCAATCATATTTGGACTCCCTAGATCCCGCCCCTACAGCCCCGGGTCTGTACAAAGGTGGCCCTGTAACAAAGACAGGACTCTACACCGTCGGGGAACGTGGCGTGGAGCTCTACACACCTGCGGGAGATGTGATTGGCGGGGCATCAACCATCCCGATTGGGACTGGGCATGAAACCATAACACAGTTAGCCCCGGGAACCGTAACCCCCAACGACAAATTAATAGGGACATTTTGGAAAGCATTTGACAAGATAACCCTCGACAGCACCAAAGAGATTACCGCAGAACAGGCAATCGCCTCAAAACAAAAACTCAAAAACCAGCAGGGATTCGACAAGCAAGCGATAGATGCAACCAAGCAAACAAACGACCAGATCGCAGCGCAGACAACCGCATCAGACGGGGCATTACTAGAGCAGCAGAGAACAACCGACTCCTCGCAACTTCAGCAGCAGACGGCAACCGGGGTAAAAGCCCTCGGCATCACCACGCTAAATGGACAGCAACAGATTTCTTACGTTGATACCTCTGGAAAAACCATAACCACTTCATACAAAGATACCACCACAAACGGTGTCGGAAGTGCAAACGGTTTAAAGACAGGTACAGTAGGGGCATTTGGAATAATGGCTGAAGATGGTGTTACAATCATCAACAAATTTACTGGCGAGGTAATGGGTGCATTAGCGGGGTTATCAGCGGCAGGAGTGGGAGGCTCTGGTGGATCAGGCGGTAGTGGGGGTTCTGGCGGGTCTGGTTCATATTCTCCGTTTGGTGGTGGAAGTTCTGGTGGCGGTGGAAATGGAAATGGCACAAGTTCTCAATTTGGAGTTTCAAATAACCCATACAAAATCGGAACTTATGAATATTTCAAATATATTGCGGATAATGCAAATGGCGCAGGATACCAACAGTCACAAGCAGGACAGGGATTCTTTGCCGCCGCCGAAGCACAGGCAAATGCAAACTGGGCTAATTCCATGTGTGGTGGTGGTGGAGGCGGGCCGTTTGCGGCTGAAGGAGGGGATGTTGGTACCGCCGGAGTGGTAGTTGTCGGTGAGAAAGGGCCGGAACTGTTAAATTTACCCGGGGGAGCCAAAATCACACCATTAACAAACAAAGGTGCAGTAATTGATTATAATTTATTAGCCGATGCCGTTGCCCGTGGGGTTGGTCGGGGTGGTGCAAAAGGTGGAGATGTACATATCCATGTAGCAGGGATTTGGGATAAATCCACCCTTAAAACATTATCCAGAATGTTGAAACAAGTGGATATTACAGAAAACATCCGAACTGGCAGGAGTAGCGCATGACATTTACATGGAGGCTTAACAGGGTAGCAATTCCAGAGCCGACTGCATTTTCAATATCCGATGTTAAACTTGCAAGAACCGAAAGGACTGCATCAGGACGGTCAGTATCAGATGTAATTGCATTTAAATTAAAATTAGATTTATCATTTGATACCCTTACAGATATTGAAATGGCGGTATTTTCAGAGGCGTATCATGTAGTAGGCTCATTCCCATTCACATTTCCATATTTGGGCGTATCAAAAACAATTGACGTAGTAGTAGGCTCTGACTTTAACCACGAAATGTTATACGCCGACCCTGAGTTATGGAAAAACATTAAAGTTTCTTTAGAAGAGGTGTAATTTCAAAATGACTGACGATTCACTGGCAATTACGGTTCGGTTCAAAGCGAAAATCTCGAAGTACGCTGAAGGAACTACACCGGGAATCGACGAACCGTATGAGGTAGTTGATGGATTAACCGAACTAACGGGGAAAGAAGCCGAAGACTTTATTGGAAAATTAAAACAGGAGGACTGAAGATCATGGGAATGTTTAACACAGGGCGTGACTTTATCGCGCAAAAAGTAATCGGGGGAACGGGACAGATATTCGACGCCACTCACGCATATGTTTGTGTTGGGGATAGTTCAGCCGCGTTTGCAGCGACACAAACAGACCTGCAAGCCGCAACGAACAAGTTCAGGAAGATTGTAGACGAAGGGTATCCGACCTGCATCGGAAATCTGCTTGCATTTAAATCAACCTTCACCTCGGCTGAAGCAAACTTCGACTGGCGTGAATGGGGAATTTCAAACGGAGCCGCCGCAGGTTCTGGCGTCGTAATGCTGAACAGGCTCGTTGAGAATAACGGCACAAAGGTTGCTGGACAAACGTGGGTGTTCGAGGGCGACTTAACGATAGCAATAGGGAGTTGATTATCAATGACCCTCTCG